GAATTAAAACTGCTCACACGGTCCGTTAGAATAGTTGGTTAGTTCGCCACCCTGTCACGGTGGAGGTCACGGGTTCAAGTCCCGTACGGATCGCAAGAAATTTTTCGACAATGTGATATTAAACACACTTTACGATTACGTAAGAAGTTGCATTTTTCCACGATTTAGGCTACAATTAATATATGACCACCATTACAAAACCTTACACAATATCAGAACTCGTAGAGGCTATCTATGAGGACAACTTCTCACACATTGATTTTATGGACAACATGGGGGGAGACCCTTGTGATTGTCATATCTGTAACACTCTTGAAACCATTATAAAGTATTGGGGAGAATAATGCTAGGCTATGAGAGAGACGATTTAGATAACATGGTTCTTGCTATTGATTCTGCTTTAACTACCGTGAATCCTGACGATGACCCTTGGCTACATAGAAACCTTACACAAGCCTCAGACTTCCTGTCAGGTCTATGGGCAGAAGGGTACTTTGACTAATGCATAAACATCATTGGGAATGTACTGATACCCCTGGAATTTTCATGTGTCATGCAGAAGGACAAACAGGATACTTTAATAGTTTAACTAGGGAGATAACAGAAGATGTGGACTAAGTATGATTATTTATGTACTGATTGTGATGCGCTGATTCAAATCACTGCTTGCGCTGATAAGGTTCTTGATCCTGCCTGTATTTGTGGAGGGTATGGAATAGTTGTCCTAATATCAGAAGAAGATGGAAATGCCCCTATCATTACAGATGTGAGCAAGGTCACACCCCGTGGGCTTGTGAAAATCAACTCAAACCCGTATAATTAGTATTATGACCAATGTAATTTACACCCGATTTGCCACCTTCACTGAATACGACTGCACAGTATGTAAAAATAAACTTAATGTTGATGAGGCTGATGAGTTTATGCTATGCCATGTCTGCTACTGCGAAATCTTTGACCCTACCCTGCGTGAAGCCTCTTTACGAAAGGACAGATAATGAACCAGTTTATTGAGTATATGAAGATTCATTTAATTAGTCTTGAACAGGACCTTGAAGAAAACCCTATGTCTTTACATGTAGTAGATATAGAGGGACAAATCTATGCTACCCGTCATCTTTTGTCAGTGGCAGAGGGTATGATAGAGTAATGAATAACTTACAACTAGACCCAAGACTACAGAAACTAATTAATATGGGGGTATCAGGAACTGATATCCTACACGGTGAACTTAAGAGCCTAATGCTAGAGGCTGAAACAGAATACCTAGAGGCCAAACGCATTGAAGAAGAGGATGACTACTCTGACGCTATGCAATCTATGGAACGCAAATATTGGGAGGGTATGCTAGACGCTTACTCAACTGTATATCAACTAACTTACGAACTAGCATTTGCTATAGCAGATAGGACCAAGGCCAATGGATAACCTTATTGAGATGACCTTTGAAGAAGCAGATGAGCAGTTTAGATTTATACTTAACTCATATGACATAGATGCATCCTTTGATGGTTTGATGTATGAGACCTATGGTGATGAGGTAGAGTTCATTAAATCCCAGCCACAAAATCGCATCTGGATGTATGGCGACGGAGACGATGGCGGTACCTATATCTGGAGCGGCTGGGGATTTGTTAATCGCATTGGCTATTTCCTTAGTGAGAAGCCTGTGCCTGATAATACTATTATTCAAATCATGGTAGGAGAACCAGACTTGACATGTGATTTCTGCGGTGATACACTTGAAGAAGAAACCCACGACTGCGAAGGAATAGACCTATGAACGAATACAAAGTAGAAATCATCTTTGAACCCACAGGTGATTACATGACATTTAGATACGAGGCTGAATCAGATAATGAAACAGACCTTGTTAATGAAATCTTAAGCCAACTATCAATTGTATCTTGGAAGGAAGAAGAATAATGGGAGCCCGTATTAATTTTGTTTTTAAAGACGGTACCACATCAAACGTTGTCCTCTACAGTCACTGGGGACAAGACAACTGGCAGCAGGATATCGCCCTAGCGCTGAACCATGCAAGACCCCGCTGGTCAGACTCATCGTATGGAACACGTATGATGATCAGTCATCTTATTCAAGATAATATTTTAGATGAGCACGGGTATGGAATTTATTCAATCAACTCTAATAATTACGACCTAGGTGAGCAGACAGTGGTTATTGACTTTGTTAATAAAACTGTGATTGATAATGTCCCTGTTAAGTGGGACCTATTTGTACAGGCGTATCTGCCTGTGGCTGCGCTGGTGGGGGAGTAGGGTCACTCTCGCACTTACGGTGGGGGGCAGACTGTGGTGGGTTGCCCTCCACCTTTCTTTTTGGTATAATGGATAGAAGGGGGACGCTTTGAGAATTAGCAGAGGTATCACGCCAGAAGAGCGTGTGGCTATGAGGATTAAACCTATCATTGAGGACTTAAATCTAGACCTTGAACAGACAGGCATAATGCTTGCTAGGGTATTGCCACACTTGACATACACTCGTTTGATTGCTATAATTGAAAGTGCAGAGTATGAAAAAGAAGGTATTCTAGACCCTAAACTACAAATGGAACGGTGGAGACATGGACTATAACAAGATAGCAAGCATTCTAACGCAGATTAACTTGGATGCTTTAGACCTAGAAGAAGTTGAGTATCTGCCCTCAGACTTTTGGATTGACTTTGAAGATGGTTTGGAATTTGCTATTTTTGTTAATGGTGGTTGGGCAGAGCCTACAGAAATGGGTAAGTCACAACTAGAGTTAGTATGGCGTACACTATGCGACATGCGTGACCTTGACCCAGAAGTTATGTATGACAATGCTATAGACTTTTTCAAGGCACAGCAAGTATGACAGATTTTGTAACTCAGTGTGTAATCCTGGGGGAGTTGTATGAAAACTATAAAGAAGAGAAAGACTTCAGAGCCTTTATAGAATACAACGATCTAGGATTGCCCCTGGCATATCTAACATCACAGGGTTTGGTTGTTGAGGTTTCAGATGATGGTCGCAGATACATTGCTGACACATTTGAAATGTTTCTTGAATCTATTAAACTAACTGAAGACGACATCATTGAGGGCATGACACTGGATGAGGTTTTGGAAATCGCTGCTGCTGAAGACTGAGATTTTCGAAAAACCTTTTACACACCAAACCTTATTACGAACCCTCTAAAAAAATTCGCAGGGTTTCGACAAACCTTATATCCCAATAAAAAAGATTACGAACGACCTATAAATTTCCCAGGATTCTAGCATATCAAACCTTACATGTCAAACCTTATATCATATAAACTCATATCTGTCAAACCTCTATATCCAAAAACCAGAATGTATGGTTTGTTATTCCTATAGGGGTATTACGAACTCTCTTTATTTATCCCCCGCCCTGCAATGATTGCCAGGACTAGCAGACATTCTGCAGCGGGGGATCAAAAGATATACCAAACCCCATAGTATAAAAGACATTACGAAGGACATATATTTTTCCCTGGTTTTTAGAATATTTATCAAACCTTTATATATTTTTATAGAGGTTTTTCTACATTTTTCTCACATTTTTGCAAGGTTTTATATAGGGTTTTGTTATCAAATTGTTATCAAATATGCTTGACAATATGAAGGTTTGGCAGTATAATCCGCTATCCAAATATGAAGGTTTGACAATGTAAAGGTTTTATGGTAGGAGGTTTGGCGCTGTGCGACATTACGAACGCCATCTATAAAAGTGTTCCATAAACCACTATCCTCCACTTTCCTCCACTTTGGGATAAATCTAAAAAATATCAGTAACATTTAATTGTGGATAACCTGTGGATAACTATGACATTTCTAGCATAAAACCTGTGTATAACTGTTCATCTTGGTGTGATATGATGGGGTTATGCTAACAATAATTCTCATACTAATAACGTGGTACGTTACTAAATACTACTATACAAAAACCTTTAAACTCTCAATGCCTACTGTAGATCCTAATATGGTACATGCCAACTGTGCTAAGTGTGCTCAAACCATCTACACCCATAGAGACAACCTTCGTGCTCCATACTACTGTCTAGCCTGTAACTAACCAGGGTATATAAACATTACGAACTGTCCTTTATAGCCTTATTGACCATACGGATCAACATCCTCCTGGTTACTTTAGATGCATCAAATGTCTCCGTATATCCCCCATGAGGCATTTGTTCTTTAGTTAGATAGTGTCCGTATCTATCCCTTAGTGTTTTTAGTACTATAGATTCTACTTCTTTTGCCCTATACCGTTCAAAAAAATGCCAATACTTAATCAAGATCCAGCCTTTGGTCCTGTGGCTTGCAAACCTTTTACCTGAGATATCTGATATGCCTATCTTAATAGCCTTATGCTCTGGGCTGTAGAGTAGGTATAAGATTGCTTGCTCCATGTCCTTATTATAGGCTATACTTACCTTATGACTACTGGATTAAACTGCACTATTTGTGGAAATGAAAATGCAACTCAAGTAACAACATCTGGAACCTATTGTGTATCTTGTTATGGACGCTATTACGAAAACCGTAAGCGATAAGTATGCTCTCTAAGGCTGATAAAAAGGCTTTACAAAAACAATACTTTCTTGACATTAAATCTAAGGCTATCCCTCAGTGGACTCAGTGCTATATATGCCATAAGCCTAGACATATCTTTATACCAGTAGAGGATATACCTATGCCTGTGTGTAAAGAGCATTCTTGACATACCCTGCCAAAATTGGTAAAATGGGTATATGGATACTAAGGTTTGCAGAAAATGTCAAAAGACCTGCCTTGTCACAGACTTTTATAAAGGTCAGTCACAATGTAAGCCATGTGCCAAAGAGTATTCTAAGGCTTGGCAAAAGGCTAACCCAGAAAAGTATAAGAAGCAATGGCAAAAGAAAAATAAAGAGCGTTGGGTGCAACAAAAGCAAGACCAAGCCTATATGACTAAGAAGGCCATTTATCGTCAAGAAAATAGTGCAAGGCGTGTAGCAACTGCTAAGGCTTGGAATCAAGCAAACCGTGAAAGATTTACCCTTCATGTAGCAAACTCTCACATCAAACGTAAGATATCTAAAGATGCTAAGAGTTATAAGATATTAGATAAAGAATATAGACGGCTCTACAACTCTCCCTGCGCTTTCTGCGGGGCTACAGAAAAGATTACGATGGATCATATTATTCCCATATCTAGGTCAGGAAACCATTCAATTGGAAATCTACAACCTTTGTGTAGGAGATGTAATTCAAGTAAGAAATCTAGATTGGTTTCAGAGTATAAATATTATTTGAGCAAGTTGAAGTCTGCTAACCAAAAGTGAGTCGTTAGACTCAAGGGAAGGTTTACTACTCTATTTTGCGCCGAACTCACAAGAATAGATTAAAAGAAGTTTGATTATCCACGCCAACGCCATTACCGTCAGTAATTGCTAAATTTTTGTAATATGCAACATATGTTCCTGCAGTGTCTATCTCGCACACTAGATTAATATAGGACAGGGCTACACCTATAGTACTACCACCAGTACTATTTGTAATTGGCATTCTTCTTCTATACCATTGATTATTGGCATAAGGTCTTAAGTCTGTTGATGGGTGAACGTTTATCCCATTTTGATCTGTGACTCCAGCATCTCTAAGAGCACCATTTGCAAAATGAACATCTGTTCCAATTTGTGGCTGATTACTTTCTAAAAATATATCGTACTCTAAAAAGTCACCAGTTTGAACTGTGTATGATTCTGTTGGTATAAAAGCATATAAGTAACCATTTCCACCAGTTTGCGTCATGGTGTATGTTACTTTAATGTAATCACTAATTGCTACAGACGATGCCGATGCTGTTCCATTTGAATCAAAATGCTTTCCAATTGTTGGATTGGCATCTGGGTACATCCAAATTTTTCGTCTTACTGCCATTTTAGAAGTTATTAATCCTTGATACTAGGTCCCATTTTGTATCAGTAGAATTATAAATAAAACCAAGATATAAAGTTTTACTTGCAATAGTAATAGTTGGCAAAGATAGATCAGAAGATGCACGATATATGGCATTCCATGCTAATGTTCTAGCGGTTCCATTATCTTTTACTCTAACAATTAATTTTTGACCCTGCGTTGGTGTTCCACTTGGTGCTGCAAAGGTTGCAGTTTGTGTTAACGCAGTAAGTATATACATGTCATCGTTATCTGCACTAGGAGAAGGAGTAGACGCATCTGTAACTGTAGTAACTCTGCTTGTAATTCTTTTATTTGTTAAAGTATTTGTACTTGATGCTGTTATTTTTGTATCTAGTTGTGTTTGAATTGCTGAAGTTACTCCATCAACATATCCAATTTCTGTAGATGTAACATTTCCAATAGATGTTGTACTTGGAAGCGTTACGTTTCCTGTAAAGGTAGGGCCTGCAAGATTAGCCTTAAGATTATCTGCTGTAGTAACAAATGCTGTTGTAGCAATTGCGGTTGTACTGTCTGCTGCTGCTTGAGTTGTTGCAATTGTTCCTGTTGGAAGTGTTGGTGTTCCAGTAAATGTTGGAGAATTAAGTGGTGCCTTTAAACCTAAAGCAGTTGTGATTGTTGCTGCATAATTAGAATCATCACCAAGTGCAGCAGCAAGTTCATCAAGAGTATTTAATGCTGCAGGTGCTCCACTAGTTAGGACACTAAGTTCTTGCTGTACGAAACTTGTTGTTGCAATCTGTGTTGTGTTAGTACCAGTTACTGCTAACGGTGCAGCAGGTGTTCCTGTAAATGTTGGAGAAGAAATAGGGGCATATGTTGTTGCTGCTGTTGCAGAGGCAAGTTTAAGGTCAAGGGCTGTCTGAGTTGCTGTTGAAACTGGCTTACTAGCGTCTGATGTATTATCAACATTTCCTAGACCTACATGTGTTTTTGTTACTCCTGATACTGTACCCGTAAAAGTAGGATCTGCAGTTGGTGCCTTAGTATTTATTTGAGTCTGGATAGCAGAAGTAACACCATCTAAATATCCTATTTCTGTTGATGATACATTTGCAACCACATCCTGTTTTCCAGATAAATCTGGTGTTGACCATTGTGTATTATAATTTGTTCCGTCAACCTTAACAAGAACCTGTCCTGTAGTTCCACCAGAGGGTATTCCATTGGCTGCAACATCTGCTTCTGGCAATGCTGCAAGGGTATCAATTAGATTAATAAAATCAGAACTCTTAGGAGAGTCTCCTGGTTCAAATTTTGTTTTTAACGCTGATAATTCTACTATGGCCATATCCTCAATTATAGCAAACTTCTTGACATCCCGTGGGGAAAACGGTATACTTGATATATGAAACCAACAGCACATATATATGATGTAGATGGCACCCTTGCTAATGTTGATCCTTATCTACACTTTGTTCTTGGTCAGGAAAGAGATTACGATTCCTTTCATGAGGCTTCTATTGATGCCCTGCCAAATATTGAAGTATTAGAGATGTTAAATAATTCTGTTAGTGATGGGCACTCCATCCTAATTGTTACATCCCGCAAAGAAAAGTACCGTGGCCTTACATCTATGTGGCTTGCAAAGAATAATATTAGATCACACGGATTATTTATGAGGGCAGATGAAGATAACCGACCAGACTATGAAGCAAAGAAAGACATGCTTGATAAGATTGCTAAACTCTGGGATGTAACACATGCTGTAGATGATAACCCAAATGTGATAAGATTATGGGAAGACAATAATATTCCTACAACAAAGATAGGAACTTGGGACGGAATAAAATGATTTTAGGCTTAGTAGACCGAACTTTGCATACAAGATAGTTCATGATACAATAAAAGTATGTTTAAAAAAATTCCCACACTTAGATATGAATCTTCAATAAAAGAGTATCAAGACTCAATCGTGCCATCAAAAAAAGTTATACCAGATTGGTATAAAAAAATTCCACGATGGAAAAATGGTGTTTTTTTTGACATACAAAACGGAGTTAATCCAACAATTAAACAATGTATTCCTTTTATGGATTCTTTAACGGTTGGATACATGATTACATTGCCATATGACGTTTATATTAAAAATAATAACGGTGCTCCACAATTAATTTGGGCTCCTGGTGTTGAATACCCTCCAAAATTAAGAACAAATGTAGCAGATCTAAATATAGTTCCAGCAGGACATTATCCAGAAGAATTTTCATGGGATTATAATGTTGCATATAGCCTACCAAAAGGATATAGTGCTATATTTACACACCCTCTTAATAGGTATGACTTGCCATTTACAACCATAACTGGAATTATTGATGGTGGATTAGTTATGGCTGCTCATGGAAATCCTCCATTTTATATTAAAGAAGGCTTTGAAGGTATGATTCCTCAAGGAACGCCTATTGCACAACTAATTCCATTTCGTCAAGAAAATTGGAAATCTAAAAAAACAAATGGATTAGTAGATATTGGAAATTCTCATTCAAAAAAAGCGTCAATTGTTTTTAGTGGCTGGTATAAAAAAACATTTTGGGTACGTAAAGAATATGAATAAAAAATAAAATGTACAATTTTACAAACTTGACACATTTTCACATAAAGTGTATAATATATATATGAGCCTAGACGATATAATATTACGAGAAGAAATTGCAAGATCTATTGAGGCAATACCTCTTGGTGAAGATAATGCCCAATTAAATGGATTTGGTATGCGTATGCTTGCTGCAAAGGTTGCAAGAGGAGATAACAGCATATTTGAAAATCAGGTTGATTTTGAATAAAAACGAGTGTGCAAAGTGTGAGATGTCACACAAAGATCCTTTGTTTTGGGAAACACACCAAACAATGACAGATGGTAGAATTTGGTGTGCATATGCCAAAAGAACCTAAGATTACGAAGATGGACTGGCGTTCACTAGGCTACTGGCCTGTATGGAAAGATGGAAAAAAGGTTTGGGAAAAAGATGATAAAGCATCAAAAGACTAACATACTTCCATTACGCTGGATAAGTAATATATGTGGTGAGTTTGCTGGTAATCATTTGTTTAAGGCCATGTGCATGGATGAAGATCAAAATTATGGATGGCGTTATACATACCACGCAAAAATGTGGAAGTATCTAAACAAACCATATACTTTATGGGGAACATACTATATAGTGGATTTAAAAGAGGAGAACAAGTGAGACAATCAAAAAACTTTGAAGAACTAGAAGAACCTTTAAAACTTATAGTTAGAACTAGATCACCAGAAAAATACCTTCTTGTTGATAGAGAAACTGGTCAGGTATTTGTTGGAAATACTATGGGACATTGGGATAGACTTGATCCAGTCACTAGAGATTCCTGATCCATTCCAAACCTTTGTAGCCAAGAAGTATGCTAATGCCAAAGGTTATGTACATGACTTCTTTACTGGGGAATGGTCTTATAAATGTAGTGCTTGTAAGGATGATCTTTATGCTCCATCCCGCAAAATTATGACAAAGATTAGATTGTTTCATACAAGAAATGAGTGCTTAGGTGGATACTGAACAAGAGTTTGACTTAGAGTTTACTGTTGAAGAAATGATTAATCTTTATGGTATTAATAGCCTTGAAGATTTAGATAGGATTGACTAATGGATACTGAAGAAGATTTTAATTTAGAAGACATTACGAACGCTATAGTTAATCAGGCTAAGGCTGAGGTTAAGTCTAAGTTTGGCAATAAAAAACGGCATAGACAATGATAGATAATATATTATTACTTTTATGGGGAAGTTTGTTTGGATACCTACTTGCTACATTTCAAATAGCAAGAATATTGGTTAGAAAAGGTTATCGTAAGTTTGATGAAATACCAGATAAAGATTAATCTAGTACAAGGGAATTGTCAATAGATACTTCAATAGTGCTTGGTTCTTGGCAAGATCTGCAATAAGATCTAGGGTGGTCAGCATATCTTTCTGTCTGACCAGCAAGGATTATCTGTCCAGACTTATGCATACCAAGTAGCACATCATCTACCACTCTGGTGTAGACAATGGGGGTTAGAATTCCTTTACAAAATGTGCACATCATATAATTCTACCATACTTGCAAAAGTTTGACAAACCTGCTAGAATAGATAGGTTAGGGGAAATGATGTTTTGTAACTATTGTGGAAATAAACTAGAATATGGCGATTGTAACTATTGTAATGATAATAACAATGCCCTTAGAGAATTTGAGGAAGAAGATGATTAATGCTTTATTTTTGATCCCTGCGCTGATTGCTGGGTATTTAGTATGTTATTTTGTTATGACCTACAAAGTAAAGCAGGACTAATATGCAGTACTGGTCGTGGATATTAGCAGCAATTGGTGTAACAGGAATATTTTTTGTAGGACGTAAAGTTATATGGGCTTGGCTGCTGTTGTTATTTAATGAGTGCTTATGGATTATCTATGCTGTAACAACTGAGCAGTATGGCTTTATTTTTGCAGCGGTTGCCTATGGCATTGTCTACATTAGATCTTACGTACACTGGTCTAAAGAGCCAGTAAATAAGATCCATTTGTAAACTGATACAATAAAGATATGACAAACTTTCAATCACAATCTAAAAGGTCTGGAGACGCTTTTGAAGAACTTGTATATGCAGATTTGGTTAGTAGGGGGTTTCTTAATATTGATAGAAATTATTGCTTTGAGGATGCTGGTTGTGAAGTAGATTTTCGTGCTCACTCTGACAATGGCTTTGAATATGTTGAGGCTAAGGGTGGCGTTGCTGGTGAAGGTAAGAGACCAGGGGCACAAAGAACTGATAATGTTAAAAAAGCAATTGCTAATGGAGCATTAATAAAAACCTACAACACACTATACTATGTTGTATATTTTTCTGCTAAACCAGAGCCAGGAAGTTATTCAGATAATATGATTAAGATTGCATTAAAAAATAAAATTATTGATGAGGTTAGATATCTTGAACCAAAAGATAATTTTAAACAATACTGGCTTGACTTTGATAAAGAATTCTAATATACTTATAAAGTAAGCACCAGTAGCCAAGTTGGTTAAGGCACCGAACTCATAATTCGGCTATTCGTAGGTTCAAGTCCTACCTGGTGTACTAGACATCTGTAACTCAGTTGGTTAGAGTACCTGCCTTATATGCAGAGAGCCGAAGGTTCAAGTCCTTCCAGATGTACTGTGGACCTAAAGCATTAAAGTGATGCTCAGGACTTTTAATCCTGAGAAGAAGGAGCATTACCTTCTAGGTCTACTAAATCTCTGTAACTCAGCGGAAGAGTGACACCCTTCTAAGGTGTAGGTCGTAGGTTCAAATCCTACCAGAGATGCTATAATAGATTAAAACAAAGGGGTAATCTTGGCTAACATAGTTTTTCTTGGTAATTTTGAAGTATCTTATAGTAGTGAAAATCATCATGCTAGTAGTCTAGAGTCTTTAGGCCATACCGTGACAAAATTGCAGGAGCGTAAGGCCAAAACACAAACCATTCTAGAAAAAGCCTCAGAATCTGATCTATTTATCTGGGTACATACACATGGCTGGGAAACAGTTGGTAACATTACAATGGATGAAGTTCTCAAGCAATTAAATGCTGCTGGTGTGCCTACAATGACATATCATTTAGACTTATGGTTTGGCCTTGACAGACAAAAAGATCTTAAGCATGACAGTTTTTACAGAACTATTGGTCACTTCTTTACTGTAGATAAACTTATGGCTGATTGGTTTAATGAAAATACATCGGTTAAAGGACACTTTATGCCTGCAGGGGTATACGATAAAGAATGCTATATCCACCCAGATTATGACACACAAAACTTTGAGTACGATGTTATTTTTGTTGGCAGCAAAAGATATCACCACGAATACAAGTATCGTCCAGAACTAATTGATTTCTTAAGAAAGACATATGGTAAAAGATTCCTTCACGTTGGTGGGGATGGCGATACTGGAACTGTTCGTGGCGATGAATTAAACCGTATCTATGCTAAAAGCAAGATTGCGGTTGGAGATAGCCTTAACATAGGGTTTGAATATCCTTATTACACTAGTGATAGATTGTTTGAGTCTACTGGTCGTGGAGGCTTTACTATCTACCCAGAAATTAAGGGCTTAGATGAATACTTTATGCCTGATGAAGTTGTATTTTATAAGCATGGAAACTTTAGTGATCTAACAAATAAGATAGATCAGTATCTTGAAAACTCTTTAGTAAGAGAAAGAATTAGGTTAAACGGACACAATCGTACAAAAAAAGAACATACATATGTTCATAGATGGACTGCAATTCTAGAAGAACTTGGAATTAAATGAACTGCTTAGTCACAGGTGGTGCTGGATTTATTGGTTCAAACCTTGTTGATAAACTAATAGAACTTGGTCACAAAGTTATCTGTATAGACAATGAGTCGGCAGAATGTCATGAACAGTTTTATTGGAATCCAAAAGCAAATAATTACAAATATGACATATGTGATTATGAAAAAATTGCACATTTATTTAATGGGATTGACTATGTATTTCACGTTGCATCAGATGCAAGAATACAGCCTGCAATATTAAATCCAAGAAAATCTATTGAATCAAACGCTGTAGGTACTGCAAATGTTATTGAACTTGCAAGAATTAATAAAGTAAAAAGATTTATTTATTCAAGCACATCATCTGCATATGGAAAGAAAGCAATCCTTCCAAACATAGAGACACAAGCATCTGACCCACTAACTCCATACTCTACAGCAAAGGTGTTTGGTGAAAACCTTGCAAGAGTTTACTATAATCTTTATGGACTTGAGACTATATCTCTTAGATATTTTAATGTTTATGGAGATAGACAGCCACTGAAGGGTCAGTATGCACCAGTTATAGGTTTATTTTTAAAACAGCATAAAGAAGGTAAGCCACTTACAGTGGTTGGTGATGGATCTCAACGCAGAGACTTCACACATATATCTGATGTGGTAGAAGCAAACATACTTGCATCTGAGGTAAGTCATGGCTTTGGTGAAGTATATAACATTGGGTATGGAAGTAACTATTCTATAATTGATATTGCTAATATGATTTCAAATGATGTTAAGTTTATCCCGTCAAGAATTGGGGAAGTGCAAGAAACTCTTGCATCTAATTCTAAGTTTAAAGATTTAACTGGATGGATACCTAAAGTATCACTAATGAAATGGTTGCAGAAATGAAATATGTAGTCTGTTTACCATTTCGTGTTCAAGAGTTTCGTGATGAGTTTATGCTTAATTGTAAATTAAGCAATATTTTAGAGATTGACAATACAGTTAATAATATTGGCATAATGGCTAGTCATAATCTTGGCATTAAAAAACTTTATAAAGATAATGCTGATTGGCTGATTATAATGAGTGCAGCAATAAGGTTTGGTGATAAGGGTGGCTTAGATATCATTGAGCATTTAGAAAAAACTGATGCTCAAATTGTTGAAGGCTTCCAACTTTATGGTTGGCATTTAATGGCTTTTAAAAAAGATGTTATTGATACTGTTGGAGGATGGGATGAAAACTTTACACCATATGGATATGATGATTTAGATTATAGTATTAGAATTAAAAAAGCAATGCCTAATGTTAAATGGGAAAAGATTTTATTTGATGTTTCAGATACTATTATGGGTCATAGCATTAAACTAGGTGGAGTAAGGTCAAATGACAACCTATTGCATCAATATTTCTACAATAAGTGGGGCCAATATCCTGGAGGTGGGCACAGTGTTGAGGAACTTTATCCAACTCCATTTAACTTACCAGATGTAGATTTTAAATACTGCCCAAAAGAAGATGATAAGAACCATGTTAGTTTTATTAAAAAAGTTAGATACCAAAAATAGGATGTTTATAAAATGACAGAAATGATAAAGTCAGTAATCAATGGAGAGTTTGAAATCTTTCTTCCAGAACATCGTGCCAACAGACCTGAGTGGTACACAGAAAAAGGATGGGAAAGAAAAAGATTGCAATCAATGCATAGCAATCTTGGACCTGGCGATGTAATCTATTATGTTGGTGCAGAAGAAGGTGAATTTGCTGCTCTATGTCAAATGTGGGGTGCCGAAGTAGTTGTATTTGAGCCAAACCCAAAAGTTTGGTCACACTTTCCTTTACTCTGGAGTGCAAATAATTTAGAATTGCCACTCGCATGTATTCCTGGGTTCGCATCTGATAAGATAAATAATCTTTCAAGAATATATCATAATGAATGGCCACCAGAAGTTAATGATGTGATTGAGGCAGCACATGGATTTAAAGAACTATACCTTGAAGGAGAAACCTATGGTCAAATTACTATAGATTCTTGTGTGTATGATCACGGGATTAAGCCACCTACCGCCATTTCTTTAGACGTTGAGGGTAGCGAGTGGAGGGTCCTAGGAGGGGCTGAGAAGGTGCTTAGAGAGCACAAACCAAAGATTTGGTTATCTGGACACCCAGAGTTTATGTTGCAGCAATGGGATGAATCTTTATATAATCTTAGACAATGGATTAAGGAATTAGGATATACTGAAATAATTTTAGACTATCAGCATGAGGTGCATTTATATTATGAATCAAATTAATGCCTACTTATATTCTCATGATGGAAAAGATTATGCAAGTGACAAATGGGACTATGGATTAATAAAAGAAATATTTGATAAGTACGAAGTTAATCAAATAAAAGTTACAAGTATTCCAGAAGGTGAGAAAGCCTTTGTTGTAATACCTGGACCTCAAACTGCTGGGAATGAAGATACACTCTCTGATGAATTAAGCAAACTCTCTAGAGTTGTTTTATTTATTAATGGAGATGAGAATGCTAGGTTTAATGTAGATAAAATAATTCATCCAAATATTGAAATATGGATTCAATACCCACATAAAAAACATTCAGAATATAATAAGATGCCAATCGGTGTTCCACAGCACTTAAAAGATAATCTTCCAGAATATAAAGAAAAAGATTATGATGTCTATTTTGGTGGTCAGATTACACATCAAAGAAGAGTTGAGTTATCTCATGTTATGCCAAGATTAAAGAACTCTTTGTATGGACCAACAAAAGGTTTTTCTCAAGGAGACAAACCAAAAGATTACTATGCCAAACTTGCAAGTGCGAAGATTGCTCCCTGCCCATCTGGTGCTGCGGTAATAGATACTTTTAGGTTTTTTGAGTCAATAGAACTATTGACATTACCAGTAGCAGATACACTAGATCCAAAAGGAATACAAACAGATTTTTATAAGGATGTGTTTGGAATTAATGTTCCATTTAAAAATGTATCAAATTGGAATGAACTTGATAAGTTAGTTCCAAGGCTATTAGATCAATATCCAAACAATATGCATCAAGTCGTATGTTGGTGGATCAAAGAAAAAAGAAACATAGGAATTAAGATTATGAGGCAAATAAATGCATAAAAGAGATGTAACTATTGTACTTGCAACATCAATAATTCCAGCACACCCAAGCACTGATATGATTGATGAGACTATTAAATCTATTAGGCATCACTTTCCTAACAATGAAATTATAATGCAAATTGATGGATTAAGATCAGAGCAGTTACATCGTAAAGAAGATTACGATGAGTACAAAAATAGAATTCTATGGAAATGTCTTCATGAATATAAAAATGTTTTGCCAATTATATTTGATAAACATAGCCATCAAAGCACAATGTTAAAGCAAACTATTAACCTTATAAATACATCTTGCCTTCTTTATGTTGAGGGTGATGCTCCACTTACTCCTGACGTTGAAATAGATTGGGACAAGTGTTTAGATATGATTGAGTATGGCAAAGCAAATACAATAAGATTTCATTTTGAATCGTCAATTCCTGAAGCACACAATCATTTAATGTTTGGTTTGGAAAATGGATTTATGAAAACATCTCAATGGAGTCAAAGACCACACCTTTCTACGGTTGAGTATTACAGAAAAATTATTCTTCCACCATTAGACGAACTGTGTTTCATTGAAGATACAACACATGGAAGGGTTCAAGATGATATTTCTCCATATAGTGTGTTTTCTGAAGATGGATGGAACAAACATAAGTTATGGATATATCATCCAGAAGGAAGCATAAAAAGATCATATCATTTAGATGGTCGTCAGGGCACAAGAAAGTATACTAGCGATGATCTTATTTGGGGGTATTCTGAATGAGAATTGGAATAATTGCAAGATGTGATGATACTGGTCTTGGTAATCAAACCAGAGAATTGGTTAAGATGCTAAACCCTGATAAGATTATGGTTATTAATTCAAGGTTCTTTAATCAAAATAAGCAACATTTTGACTGGTATGATGGATATAACTATACTGCTACACTAAAAGGGTTTCCAACAAGTGCTGAAATAGCAAATTTTATTACAGATGTTGACGTAGTTATTAGTTGTGAAACATTTTATAGTCCAAAATTTATTGATATAGCAAGATCTCGTGGAGTTAAGACAATACTACAATATAACTATGAGTTCTTTGGAAACCTTGTACATACAGAATGGTCACTTCCAGATGTCCTTGTTGCTCCTAGCCTATGGAATATGGATAAGATAGTTGAACTCTTTGGTGATAAATGTAAGGTTGTTTACTTACCGCCACCTACAAACCATGAAAACTTTAAGAATGCAAAAGAAAAGAATATGTCAAAATTTCATAACCGTATACTTCATGTTGGAGGAAAGGCTGCAGTTAAAGACAGAAATGGGACTAACACTGTAATAGAAATGCTTAAGTATTCTGAGGGAGATTACGAAGTTGTAGTTAAAACTCAAAGCGATCTAGGTATTAAAGGTGCTAATGAAAGATTAACTATTGAGACTAAAACAACAAAAGAACCAGAAGATCTATATTCTGGGTATGATGCAATGGTATTGCCTAGGAGGTATGCTGGATTGTGTCTACCTATGAATGAGGCTCTTCTTAGTGGGCTACCTGTTTTTATGCCCCGCATTTCTCCAAACAATGTTATTCTTCCAGATAAATGGACGGTAGAGGCAAAGAAGATTGATGAGTTTAAGGCTAAGGCTATTATTGATGTCTATGATGTTGATCCAAAAACACTTGCAAAAACAGTTGATGATTATATGGCAAAGAAAGATAGTTTAATTAAGCAAGAAGCATTTGATCTTGGGTTTATTAATTTTTCAACAGAGTCACTAAAAGATAAATATATAAACTTAATTAATTCATAAAACAAAAAAGCCAGCCTATCTCTAGACTGGCAATTCTGTAAGTAAATGTTACTTCTTTGGCGCTGCCTTCTTAGCAGCCTTCTTTACAGGTGCCTTAGCAGCCTTCAGAGCCTTCTCTACCTCTTTAGCATCTGGTAGTACACCAAAAGCCTTGTCGTTAGGGTTAATTGCTCTAATCGCCACTGGCGCTACTGCTGCTACAAGTGCAGTCCATAGATCTTTTGGATCTGTTACGCCTGCCATGTATAGTGCAAGACCTGATGCAAGGACTGAACGTCCGTATGATGCAAGTACTGCCTTTAGTTGTTCTGTGTTCATTTTTCCTCCTAGGATAGAACCTTTATTAGTATAGCATATCCAGCCCATAGACCTACAATTCCTGCGACTCCCGCAAAAACTGGCGGTGCTGGAACTGGCAATTTGAATGCAGCAAATACTACACCACATCCAAAACCTGTTAGTGTTGATAACAATATATCTCTCATTATTTTATTTCATCCTCTGGCAATAGTGTTTTTAATTCTTTATATGCTTTTGAAATATTCTTCATAGATGGATAATCTGGTCTTGACATAGATAGAGCATCTCCATATTCATCAAAGTATGAGATGTCTGCATCAACATCATTAACAAACTTAGTTAAACCTTTTTGCACGTTTTCAATATATTCAAATGCCCATAGTCTAGAATCAGAAAGAAACTTAATAAAGTTTTCTTTATGTATTGATTCATCTGAATTTTCTTTTATTTTTGTAGACTTAGTTAGATCAACATATTCTTGAAGCAAAGTCTTTTCAATAAAGAGTTTTGAAACATCTTTTTTAAGTTTAATTAATTGTCTTAAAACTAATATGTATGAGGCTGCAAAGCAAACTGACAGGGTTGCAAAAACAACAATAAAAATATCTTTCATATCACCACTCCACATGTTTTAATTATATCCTAACGCTATTGGTTTGTCAAATTATAAAAATCTTTAAAGTTAGTATTAGTAAATATCTCGTATTCTTCAAGTGTTCTTACATCACCAGCACCAAATACTCCAGACTCTTCACCGCAAAGAACTCTTTTTTGTTTCTTGTATGATATTTCTTCTAGTTCTTTCCAAGAGATACCACGCAGATTTCTATCTTTCCATATTTTGCTGTACCCGCCACGAGAATAAAAATGATAAACGATATTCTTTGAAGGAGAATATATGTCCCATCCTCTAGTCCATGATCTCATAGCAAAACAAACCTCTTCACCAAAGAAACTAATATCTGGATCGTATGGAACTTCCTCTACTATTGAGCCATCTGAAAACATAAAGCCACCAAGAACTGTTTGAGATAATTCTGGATTTTCTTTTGCTCTATCTTCAAACTCAAATCTTTCTGCTGTCCATTGCTTTCTTTTATTTAATAATATCTTTTGTCTAGTTGGATATGCCTTTACCTTTGGATTATTTGTAATTAAATACATACCGCCATTTCTTTCTGGCTCATATGGGGCTGGGAAATATGACAACAATACACGACTATGCCCAGATATATTTTTAGCCCTGTTTAACTGATCAATGCAAATTGAGTCCCAACCAGGAGCAAACCTTGTATGTGAGTCAATCTGAAGAAAATACTCTTCTCCAGAGTATAGTTCCATTGCTTTTGATCTTGCAAATCCTGCACCTTTTGCTTCTTTTGGATGCATTTTAGTTATAGATATATTTTTTATTTTCTGAATATCAAATAGTTCTGAATCAACTCCTTGATGAACAACACCAAAATACAAATTGTCTGGACTATTTGCATTTTCAATAGCACTTTTAATTGTCCATTGAAGTTCTGGATCACGATAAGAGGCAATAGATACAAAAATTCTCATTTTATTGCCTCTCTTGTAACCAATACGATTGCGCCTTCCATCTCTAATGCTTTTTTTAAATTTAAAACATATTGAAGAGCCTGAATCTTATCATCATGAACCATTTTTGCAAACTTAAGTTCATTTAACTTAATAGTTAAGAAGTGTTCATTATCAATTAACTCTATTGTAAATCCTTTTGGAGGGGTTACTGAGTGAAAGGCTCTACGCATTTGATCTGTATACACAATTACTTTTCCATTGTCAATGCTTGCCAAGTATTAGCCCAGTCTTGCTTAGTTTTATGTTTGTTAAACTCTCTAGATATATTTCCAAGTTCAAGGAACACTCCACCCCAAACACCATACTCTTTACCTGAAACTCCATTAGCAAAGCAAGTCTTTGAAACTGGGCACCTTTGGCACATTGAGTCTACGATTGGACGTACATCTACACTGTCTTCATACTTATCAAAAAATATATTAGTATCAAGACCAAGACATGCTGCTTGATCTTTCCATAAATGTTGCTTCATTTACTGACCGTATTTGTTTGGAATATCCCAACCATTACGATTAAGGTTAAAGGTTTTTTGTAAATACCAAGCATTTCTTACACGTACTCCGCTTGGAGATGTTCTTGCAAGGTCTGATCTTTTACGTTCTACAACGTCCCAACCAACCCACTCAAGTTCTTTATTCTTTGAAACAATCTTTTCCATATGTGCTAACGAATTAATTATCATATTTTTACTTTCTTTTAGTAACGGAAGATTCCTACTTCTACATTTTTTGATTCTGCAAAAGTTGTTAATTTTGATACTGACTCTTTTGGCTTGCTAAGAAATGCAAAATAGTTTACTTGATCCATATTTTGATATAGCCAACTCTCTGGAACTTTGTAAAACTTTATCTTACGACCTCTTGCCTTCATTCCTCTTTCTGATAGGTTTGAAAACTCTGAAACAAAAGAGTTGACTTTTGTTGGTCCAACAGAATAGATTATAAAATCTTTTTCTTCTTCTTTCATTCCAGATAAAGCAACGCTTATAGCACGAAGGAATAGGTTGTAATCGTTAAACTCATTAGTTCCCTGCACTGCCACTATCATTTATTTTCCCATTCTTTAAGTTATCCAGGATGAACAACATTTTATCTACTTCTTTTTTTGACATTTTGGTTGTATCTAAAGGTCTTCCAGTTTCTGGTCTGACCTTTCCATCTACTGTATCACCAACATAAAACATGTTATTTGATACCCAATATGCCTTTTGATCTATTATGACAACCTTAGTTGTTTGTTTTTCTTTCCAAATCTTGGATTGAGATGTAACAACTTTGTCATCAAAAATGTCTTTAAAGAAAAAATCTTTTAATATGTTGTGCATATCACTTTGACGATACAAGACTTTATTAAAAGATTTTTTTCTTTTTTTGTTCATTACTATAATTATAGATGAAAAAGAGATCAATGTCAAGCCGATAATTAAGATAGCCTGCATTTTTTCTCCTAATTATTTAGTTGTTTTTTCTGGTGTTTCTTTTTTTGAAACATTTTGATCTGAAACTAATTGAGCAGACATAAACTTATTTAATTTTATCTGCGTTTGTAATAATGAAAATTCTACGTCTGACGCTCTTTGTTTATAGAATGCCAAGAGTTGTCTTAATTCATCAATAGTTAAATCTTCCATACTTATTCCCCCCTTAAACTAAATGGACTTCCTTGCCAAACCTTTTCTGTCTTACTTTTTTCACGTTCAACAATGGCACGACTCCACGCAAACCCTGCGTCTCCGCCCCATGCTTCCCACATAATTCTTCCATTAGAAGGAAACTCTGGGCCATCGTAAAAACCTTTACCTTTTTTATCTACTTCATGACGTGAAAAGAAAGAGTACATTCTCTTAACAGTATCAAGAGACATAGAGGCACCATTAACAATATCTGTTGCTCTACCCCAGCCTACTGGAGTTCCAGCCCCTGTTGCTTTGCCATCTTCTTTCCACTTCAATGCACGTCGTGCTGCAGCCTTCATTCCTGCATTAGGTGAATATGTATCTGCCATTACTTAACCTTCTTTGGATGCTTCACTTCATAAGGACCAATAATAGATTTAACTGTACCGTTTTTATTCATGCGTACAATTTTTCCGTCCTTGATTTGTGTTGCATTAAATGATTTTGCTTTTTTCTTTGGCATTATTTTAAAAATCCATTCCAAAAATTATCCAACTCTGCTGATTTTTCAGACTTATATGTTCCACCACGACGCTTGTATTCTTGAACAACCCAAGAGTTTGCAACTGCAGATGGATACACATCAAATTTATCTTTTGCTGCCTGCACAACTCTTGCATAAAGTCTTGGATTAGAAGGTGTTGATCCACCACGACGTGGTTGAATCATTTCACCATAGTTAGGCTTTTTTGCTTTTTCCATTTCATCTTCCTTTTCTTGTGATTTTCCAATTGATGAATCATACATTGCCATTGCAACTTCTGAATCCATTTCTTCTTTATCATCTTCCATAGTGTGGTTGTTTATATCTACAACCTGTGCATCCTTGTACATCATTCCAATACTATATGCGGTTGGCTCCCACTTACCATCTTCTTCTTCATAAATTCTAACAGCCATTGCTGGATTTTCTGGTGGCATAGACTGAATTGCATATTCTGTTCCAGGAACCCCATAGACTCCGCCTTCTATCATAATGTGCTCAACAATTCCGTGAACCATTCCTTCAGAGGTTATTCCCATAACGAAATCACCCTCTTTAATTTCATTCATACTTTTCCCTATGTTGCCTTCAGAGCGATTGATTGCATAAATCTGTGCAGCAGCCTCAGCACGGGTTGTGTGGCAACCCATAACTTCATTTGTGCCTTCTTTTAGTGCAGGGTATCCAGAACACCCAAAAGAGCCTTTGGCTCCAACTCTGTATGGCATGGCAGTCCTCCTAGTTTATATACTGATTATATCAGACTTTACCTTTTTAATAGTCTCTTGACCTCTTCTAGTGCCCAAATTTCATGCTTGGTTAGTTTAGCAACCTCAGCCTTATTAAGACCTTTTTCAGATATAGTGACTAATGGCTCTGCCAATAAAAAATCAATATTAACATACCCTTTTTCCCATAGGTTTAAAAGATCTCTATTTACTTGAGTTAGGTGATCTTCATACATATCTGGCATGACTTCTTGCATCTTTGGAGTAATAGTGTATAAAAGTTCATTAGTCTCTGAATCTACTCCAGCAACTTCTAAAGCACCTTCAAGTATTAAATTTTTGATTAGTTCATCTTCATTGTTGTTCATATCTAATTAACTCCTCTAACTGCTGCCTTGTTTGTGCACCAGTCACACGATGGATTTCAGTATTATCTTTCATTACTACAAAAGTAGGAACAGACCTAATCTCAAAATCTTTAGTCATTTCAATATCAGAATCAACATCAACTATAAAAAATTTAGCCATAATCTGTTCACGATTTAATTCTTCAACAATTGGCTTTGTTTTTTTACAAGGGTTACACCAATCAGCAGTAAAGTAAAGAATGATTTTATTTCTAGTTAAGTTATTATTTTCCATATATTATCCTTTAATTAAAATCAATATTAATAACACATCTATAATCATTTTGTGTTGGTGTAGATGGTGCATGATATATATGGCCATCAAAAAATACACCCCTACCCATTTTAGGAGAAACACTTTTTCTTATGCTTAAGTTTTGCTTCTTACCATTAAACTTTTCATTATAAAAAACTGTATCTCCATCACTATCATTAACATAATAAAGAAAAACATTATGAGGACTATCAAGATCAACGTGTACTGACTGACTTGATGTTTTTGTTTGCCTAGTAACTAGATTTGTTTTAGCACGCAAGATATTATTAACAGTAATATTATTTTTTTGAACAAATTTTTTAAAAATATTTTCTATAAATAATTCAGCATATGGAGATAGTTGGTTAGTTCCATCAAATAATATTGATTCAAACATAAAGGTTTCTTTAGTTTCGTTGGTTGCAAAAGATGCATAATTTTCTAAATTATGTGAGGCTGTAGAAGGAATAAAAAACCATGGGTATGATTTAGACACCATAAAATTTTTTATTTGATTTTGTTCTTCTATCGTTAAAAAATCATCATCAATTAAAAAGTCATTTTTATTATTCATTTATTTTAACCTAATTCTCCATGTCATAACTTTTGGTCCTTGATCTATCATTTCAAACATATTGTATTCAAACTCATCTCTAAGTTGCATATATAGTTCTGGATGAACTTCTTGTAATTTATCAGTAATTGAGTATGTCATTTCGCCTGCTTGATCAATCCCAGACATTTCAATTGCACCTTGCATTATTAAATGCTCTAATAACGCTTGACTTTTTATGTCCATTACTTACCTGATTTTAGTCTAGCCTTTTTAAGTGCCTCAAAGTCTTTAACCTTGGTATCACCTAGATAACCCCATGCGTAACCGTCATTGATCATCATATCATTTAGAGATACTGTATCTCCATTAACATAAATCCAACCAAGAATACGTCCAAACTTTTCAGATGAGTTAATCTTTTCAGTCTTAATTACAACAGACTTAGCATCTTTAAGGTGCTTCTTTAAATACTCTTTAGATTCAAGTCCAAGAGCCTTCTCAGCCGTGTCCTTTGTGCGAGACTCAGGTGTATCAATGCCAGCAAGTCGTACACGAGATGCAAACATAATATCAAACCCTAAATCAATAACAACGTCAATGGTATCTCCATCTACTACGTTTTCTACTTTCTTTACATAATATTCAAACATTAGTAGTCTTCCCCCTTTGATTTATTTTCAATAAGTTTATGTCTTTCATCAAGGATGGTTATTGCAAAAGAAATCATCTTCTTATATCCTTCAGGATTGTCCATAACCTTGTTATAGTGATGACCACAAAATAGTAACTCTCCGCTTAATCCAGTAACTTTTACAAGCGCTTCTGCACTGCATCTGTCACATCGATCATGAGGTGATAGTTGCCATTCTTCTTTTACTTCATCCTTAATCATTGTAAACATTATACCGCTACTTTCTGTTATCAGTGGAATAAAATCCACTACCGTTGAATACTGCTGTTACATTAGAGTATACACGTTCCAGTGGTAGAGTGCAAGTTTCACACTCATACCCTGGATCGGCATCCTTAATAGATCTTTGTTTGATTACAATTTCAGAACATTGTCCTGTACATTTGTATTCATATACTGGCATTACTTCAAAATAGCCTTATATGTTTTTAAATCTACAATTCCAGTTACTGGAAGTTTAGACTTAGATTGAAAATCTTTAACTGCTTTAGATGTTCCTGGACCAAAAACTCCATCAGCCTTTAAGCCAAGTGCTTCTTGAATCTTTTTAACAGGTGAACCTTTTGCTCCTTCTTTAAACTGCTTAAACTCTTTCTTAACTGCAGGTGCTGCAGGTGTTGAAGAGGCTGGAGCAGATTTTTTAACTGGAGCATCAGATGATCCAACCTTAGAAAGAAGGGGAAGGTTTTCTTCACCAGCATAAACTGGACGACCCCAACCAACAATTCCATTGATAAGTTTTAACTTATTTTCTTTAACGTATGCACGAGTCTTTTCTACGCACATTCCACCATTTCTTTGGTCTCCCTTTGCAGTTCCTGAAGTGTTGCCTTCAATAACTTGGATAGTTCCGTTTCCGTTGTTCTTAATGCAAAGACCAACATGTGAAATACGATTTACACCATCTTCTGGGAAATCAAAATAGATCCAGTCTCCTGGAGTTGGATCATCATTACGAGCATCTGCCCAACGATTATTCTTCTTAAACCAATCTGCTGCTGCTACTGTTGAAGCAGTCTTTGGATACTTCTTTGCATCTAAGCCAGATGTAAATGCACACCATGAAACAAATGATTGGCACCATGGTTGGAAGTTCATTCCAGTCCATTTACCATACTTTGTTTCGTTATCTTTTGGACCTTCAATGGTTCCAACTTCTTTTTTTGCAACCTCAACGATTGCTTCTAGACTACCTTTTGCTGCCATTTTTTATCTCCTAATATTAAGGGGCAGTTTATAAAGACATGCCTAGGTCTCTTATACAATTATAGCCTATATACTACTTTTTAGCAAGTTTGATTTCAATAGTCTTTGGCTTTTTGTCTTCAGGAATAATACGATCTACATTAATATGTAGCATACCGTCCTTCATTTCTGCACCAGTTACTTCCATATATTCTCCAAGAGCAAATGATCGTACAAATTTACGACCAGCAATACCCTTATGAACAACTTCTGCATCTGTTACTTCCACCATTTCACCCTTAATAATTAATGTTCCATTGTCTACTGAAACATTAATATTTTCATTAGAAAATCCAGCAACTGCTATGGATAATCTGTATGTATCTTCATCTAGTTTAAGAAGATCATACGGAGGATATGATTGTGAATTTGTTTTATGTGCTGTATTCAAACGGCTTAACTCTCTGTTAAAGCCAATAAAAAAAGGATCATTGAATAGATCCATTGCATGTGTTACTACCATTTTATTCCCCTTTCAAGCGAATAAGTTAATAGGCCCCATAAGGCGACCTAATACTATTATATCAAATATTTGGAGCGAAAGACGAGACTTGAACTCGCAACATTCTGCTTGGAAGGCAGAAACTCTACCAATTGAGTTACTTTCGCTTTGCTGGTCTGGCAGGTCACGATCCTGCGACTTCCGAATTAACAGTTCGGCACTCTACCATCTGAGTTACAGACCAAAACCTTTATTAAAAATTACTTTAAGAACCAAATATCTAAAAACTCAAGAATTAAATCCCAATTAATATTTATTAAAGTCATTAAATCAATATCAGAAGAATACTTATAGTTTATTGTATTTTCAAAATTAGACTCACTAACTCTTTCTTCAAAACTTTCATTAATAGAAATTTGAGAATTATCTTCTTTATTGATATTGGTAATATTGACTTGCGCTCCAGTGTTGTTTGGCAATTCATTTACTGGACGCATATTGATAGAACTTGGATCAGAAACAGTATCTTCATAAGAAAATCCTTTTGGCCCAGTTGAATTAACTACTGTATTTACTATCGTAGTTTCTTCATTAGTTTCAATTACCTTTGTTCTTACGATTGGTCCTGCATCACCGTTTAAAGTAAATGTTCCATTTGATTCAGTGACTTGAGAATTTCCTGGACCATTTAGATATCCACCCATATTTTCATGTGTTACTGGATTTGCAGCAACTTGTGGCACTAATCTATTTCCATTACCTGGATGAACTCCAGCCCAACTACCAGACGCTCCACATACAGATGGTTGGCATACTATAATATTAACTACAACATTAGAAGAATCTACCTCAGCAAATGTCATGCAAGGATCTGATGCACTGCATGGATCTGCATTAGCAGGACTTGCAGAAAATCCTGTTACAATTCCAGCAACCAACAAAATTCCCATAAAAATATTTTTTACTTTTTTCATTTTTGCTCCCTGTTAGTTTTCTTTGATTTTAATTACTACTTGGCAAGGGTCTCCGCCCTCTTCCCACTCTTTCTGTTCTTCTTCATTCATATAGGGATCACCCTCATGAGTATTACAGAACGGTTCAGTTACCCATCCCCGCTCAATTCCGTTTTCAAGCCAGATTTCAAACTCATCAAAGTTTGACTCTATATTCTGAATATCCTTTAGGATCTCTTCAAATTCTTCGTTCATATATTAAGTATACTCCTAGGCACTTATGATGTCAACTGGACCCATACACGATGGATTAAATTTAATTGCAGCACTGACTGCTTGAATTACTCTGTTCCTTGCATTTTTTTGTTTATCTGTTGCATACAAAACCCCATATGCATATTCTGACCCAGAACCAATAGACATATATGGCAAAGAGTATTTAGATAAAGACATATCTCCAGAACTATGTTCGTAAATTTCTCCACGAATACCAATGATTAAACTAAGTTCACCTTCTTTAGATGTATCAATCCAAAATTCATTATAAAATTCACGAAGTTCTTTGATAAACTTTGTGTGCATAAACTTGTCTGTATCTTTAATGTTAGGTGCTGATGGTCTGAAGTTGTGTCTGATTCTATCGCCGTCCATTGACCCAGCATAACCAATTAAGTATGGTCCAACTTTCCAAACCTTTGGTGATTCAAGTGAGAGAATAACTCCGTCATCTGATGCTCCACGATCTCCTGCCATATAAACTTTTTCTTCATGGCGTAGAGCAACAATGCAAGTCACGACAAACCCCTCCCAGATTAGGTATATTTAAGTATACCAGTTCCTAGAAGGGGTGTCAAGTAATGTATTATTTATTCAATAAAATCATCAATTTCATCAAGATCATCTACAACGCTATTAGTCATAGGCTCAGATACTTGATTAGGCTGTGAGTTATCTGAACCCCCGCCATTTTTGCCAATTAAAATACCAGCAAGTGTGCCAGTAATAAATGTTGCAACAGATGACAATACATTGAAGAACATCTTATCATTTTCTGATTGCTCTCCAATTGGTTGTGTTACAAAAACAAGGGCATACAAAATTCCCATTGTAGTAAACAATAAGATTGTTCCTAGTGTCATACCAAGAAAAAACTTTAGTCGTGCATCTAGTTCATCTGATGTATATCTTTTTTTACTCATTTACGCTACCCTCCGTAGGATCAAAACCAAGTATATCTTTAGTACATAATCCATCTGCTTGGCAGATTGGTGGATTACACTCTTTATTATACCAGTTTTCAGGATCATGGCAGTCATAGCGATATCTATTTTCTAGCATTCCGCAAGATGTTAACATTAGTGATAATACTGTTGCTGATAAAAGGGCTGCGATTTTTTTCATATCAACAACTATCCTAATCTTCTTTTTCTTCACGCAATGGAATTGTTACAAGCCAGATAGCAGTAGCAATTAATGTTGCCATTCCAACTACCTGCTGTGCTGTCCCTGTAAGGGTAAGCCATGCAATAAAGAATCCAAGTAGTGTCCAAACCTGAGCAATACTTTCTTTAACTGCTTTCCAAAGCCATGAAATAAATCCTTTGACAATCTTTACCAAAATTTCAAATACTTTTTTAATAATAGGAAAATACTTTGCACCATATGCTTTTAGTTTTTCCATATCTATTGTTGGTATTTTAATCTTTGGAATAGATATTTTTGGAATATTTACCTTTGGCATCTTAAACTTTGGCATTTTGATGCTTGGGATTTTAATGCTTGGTATTTTTATTTTAGGCATTGTAATTTTAGGCATCTTTATTTTGCCTAAAATCACCTTTATACTTTCTTTAACTTTATTCATAACCATCCTATTATAACCTCCTTATTGACATAACAGAACTAACAATGTTTGATACTATAATTACTGGAATTATGACTTCCTGAACCTTTTCTCTTTGGTCGTCAGTCATATCCTTTCCCCATTCCGCTGGGTTTAGAATTTTTTCAAAATCTATGTTTGTAATTGCTCCCAATGGATCTGCCAAGAATGCTTCTGTTTGTACTTCTGTTACTGCATCTGCTAATGTAAATGGCATTGGGGTTTCTCCTGCATCCCCTGCTCTTTCTGCGAACTCAACAAATGCTGAGGCAAGTGCTGGGTTATCTTTCATCTGCTCAGCAATCTGTGCAACTTCTGATGCCTTGATACCAAGGTCTCCAGCAATCTCTGCCTTTGCTTCTTGTGTCAAAGACTTTAGGGTTTGGCTAACTGCTTCTACTTGCTCAGGTGAAAGTGTAACTAACTTATTATCCTTGCTTGTAAGGTTAGCAATAACTCCAGATAAATCTTCTGCTGTTCCTGTACCTTTTTCAGGAATAAGTTCAGCCAACTCTTCATCTTCTATTTCAGGATTAGTTGTTGGTTCTGGTTCAGGAGTTGGTTCTGGTGTAGGTTCTGGAGTTGGTTCTTCAGTTGGCTCTACCACTGGCTCCTCTGTTGTTTCTGGATCTGGGGTTGGCTCATCAGTTGGCTCTGGCTTAGGCTCTTCTGTAGGCTCTTCTGTAGGCTCTGCAGAAGGCTCTGTGGTAGGTTCTTCAGTAGGTTCTTCTGTTGGCTCAGTTGATGGTTCTGGAGAAGGCTCTGGGCTAGGCTCAACTGTAACCTCTGGTGTTGGTTCTGGCTGTGGCATGTTTGCAAGGGCAGTAGCAATAGCAGCATTAATTCTCTGCTTCTCTTCAAAATCCCATTGAGCATCATACTCTTCTTCAGCAGCAGTGATAGCATCATTCATATTTTCAATAGCACTATTGTAGTTTTCAATTGCTAAATCTTTTGCTGCTAATGCTAAAGCAGTGTTTAGTTCTGCAATTTCATATGTGGTTTCTGCAGCATCTTTTTCTTCCTGCGCTAATTCTAAGTCATCTTGTAATTCATTTAGTGTTGCAACCTCCTGATTGTAAACAGATAACTTATCGTTATATACTGCCAAAGCAGATGTTCTTGCTGCAAGTGCTTCGTTGTAGTCATCTATCTGTTCCTGTGTTGCACCTGGGCCAGAAGAAAATGTTCCAAGATTACAACTAAAGTTTTGTCCCCATACTCTTGGATTTCCAGAATAGTCGCATCCTGCTCCAGTCCAGCCTCCAGGAATTGCCCATCCAAGATGATAATTTCCAGGTCCTCCGCCGTTATACCACCAAATCTCTACACCCAATGTTTTGTCTTCGCTAACATCATATACTGGTGAATAGTCGCTCCAAGTAGTCCCTTGCTCTATCCATTGATCTATTGCAAGATTTCCGTCTACGTACATTCTAAATCCATCGTCTGTAGAGCCTGCAAAATATGTTGTTGTAAACCATGCTGGAACAGTAATTGTTCCAGTAAACTTAACAACAAAATTTTCATATCTATTGCCACAAACTGGAAGTTGCATAGAGTTTGAGTTCCAGGTGCCAGAACAAAGCACAGATCCTGGGGTAGCAACATTACCCTGTCTAACAAGAGTATAAACAGTGTATGCCAAACCTGTTCCCCCAGCAGCCTGCATATTAGATTGTGTGGTTTGAAGATTAAGGTTGGCTATTGCCAATGCTTCCTGAGCATCATCTTTATGTGTTAATGCTAAAGCAACTGTAGATGTTTGTCCATCTACTGAGGACTGGGCTGAAGAAAGGTTTGATATTTTTGTATTGAGGGTTGATAGGGATTCTGCTTCTGTATCTACCGCTTGGACATATGTTTCTTCTGCTGAAATTTTGTTGTCCCTGGAAATTACGGCAGCGTCATACTTATCTTGTGCCACGCCAATAAGTGAGACTAATTCAGCACTATCATTAAGGTCTGAGACCTTCTCATTAAGGGCTTCTATCCTCTGTGCACCTACTGTTATAGGGTCGTCAGAATTAGCCTCTGTAGGGGCTATTAAAAGCCAAGCAAAGGCAAGGGTAGAAACTGTAAATATACGCAAGAGTTTTTTCAAAGTGGTGGACTCTCCTCTTGCCTATTATATCAAATTATTCAATTAGACATGCAGGCAAAAAGAAAGGGAGCCAGTTTCCTGACTCCCAAACTTTTAAGTTATTGTTACTTTACTAGAGCAACCTTAGCCTTTGGATTCTTCTTGTTCCACTGAAGAGCCAACTTGTTAAATGCAGCCTTCATAGACTTAATTGCTGCAGCGTTATCTGCAGTCAACTTAGCAATCTGTGCATCCTTAGCAAGTAGAGCAGCATCTGATGCTACCTTAGCAGCAGCAGCCTTATCTGTCTCTACCTTAACTGCTGCAGCAAGTGCTGCATCTGCAGCAACCTTTGCATCAGCAAGTGCCTTGTCTGAAGCAGCCTTAGCAGCAACTGCATCTGCAGCAGCCTTTACAACTGCAGCATCTGCTACAGCCTTAGCAGCAACTGCTGCATCCTTTGCAGCCTTCTCAGCAGCAAGTTCTGATACTAGATCACGAACTGCAATCTCTGCGAATGGTGCAAGTGTTGGAGCAGTCAAACCTACTACTGCTGCAGCAACTGCATCAGAAGATGTTGTTGGAGCAAATGTAATAAGTGAGCGTGTTCCAGTTGTTGGAAGAGTAGCCTTGAAGGTTGCTGTTCCAAAATCTGTTAGTGTAGCACCAGTTGTTACTGTTGCTGTGTCTAGTACTGCTGTTGCAGCAAAGACTGTTGCTGTAATTGACTTGCCAGATACCTTGTTACCAAATGCATCTGTTGCAGTTACAACGATATCCTGCTTAGTTCCTGCTGCACCTGCTGAAGGTGCTGAAACTGTTAGGTTGTTGATCTTGCCAGCAGTACCCTGTACATAGTATGTAAGAGTTGTTCCACCATTGTTAATTACAACGGTTCCAATTGCTGTTGTCTTTGTGTAGACAAAGAATGTTGCAGTTGTTCCAGTGCCTGTTGCAATTGTCAAAGATGATGATCCTGACGATGCTCCGACTGGTGCTGCTGATGTGTGTAGTGCTGATACAATTGTTGCGTTAGTTGCAGTTGCAGTTACTGATGTTCCTGCTGCCACTGTTGCTACAAAGCGTAGTGCATCTGCTGCATCGATTGTATTATCTGCTGGGACTGGCAATGACGCAGGTGTAGCGATTACACCGTTAGTAGTGTTCGCTGTTCCATCTAGCGTTACCGCTACTGTCATTACTGTAGCATTTGCAGGTGCTACTGCGACCATGCCCAAAGTCATGGCTGCAACCACGGCTAGTGCGATCTTCTTGAATGAATTCATTCGTTATTTCTCCTTGTTAGTTTTGTCTGGTCCAATGACCAGAAAGTTAAATTAAATTAAAGCCATCTAAAAAATCCCTAACATCGTCAGGCATTTTCCGATTATCTAATTCTACCATACCCTTGTCTTTCTCTGCAAATCGTGCAGAAGAAGACCAAGTATGGACATCTATCTCAGTATTATTATTCTTTGGTGTATGTGATATTGCTCCAAATACCGCTCCAGTTACAGCATCAGCCAAGTCCTTAGATTTCTTGCGTGGGTGATCTACACGATTACCCTTCATGATTTTAAGTTCTGACATTTCTTCTAATAGGATAGGGATTCTTGGAATAGAAACACGCTCTTCATAAATCATCATAGCAAGATCTTCGTAGTGCTTCTTGGCAACAGAGACTGTCTCAGTTCTAATTCCAACTGCCTGCAACTCATTTTGAATATCAAAAGACTGCCAACGGTCAAATGAAACCATTCCGATATTAAAACCTTGTCTGCGTAGGTTCATAATCCACTGCTTAACTTCAGATAGATTAACAGGACCTTCTGCTCTTGGTTCCCACCAAGCAACTGCATCTACCACTACAATTGGTGCTACTTGTTCGTAGTCTTTAATTACCTGGATATTTACCCATTTATCTACGTGAGCAATTGCTACCGCACACTTATCGTGTTTTTGTGCAAGGTCAGCATGAATATAGTATGTTTTATCTGGATCTGGTACAAAAGTTTCATCAAACCTTCTAAATGAATCTAGTGGGTTTCTAGTGTTCATACACTTCTCAACCTTGTCAATCTGCTTAAAGAAAGCATCAGATGAATATGTTGGCATACATGCAAAACGCATCATGGCATCACCTAGGTCAGTATAAAATGCTAGTTTAAAGTCTTCTATCTTACGGGTTGGGTTTACTTCCCATGTAGGTCTTTTGAATGCATATACCCTTGGAATTTTGTATTGAAGAATATTGTCCTCATCCCAAGAAATTTCAAACTGATTTCCAGGATCATCGTGTGGCAAGTCTTCGTTCATAATAAATGTATGTCTGCGCTCAACTGTTTCTTTGTCAGCAATAACAGATTCATATCGTTGAGAAATAAAGTCGCCCTGATATCGTGGGAAAGAAAGCAAAACTACTTTTCCAAGATCTGGAAAACGAGAATCTACTGTTCCACGAAATGCTTTGTAAATATTATCAGCAGTTTTTCCTTGTTCATTACCAGATACAACCTCACTTGCAAAACCAGAAATCTCATCAAGTACTGCCATAAGCAAGTTTAAACCCTCATGAGATTCTCTTTCTGAGTGTCCAGAGTAAACTGTGATTGCCTTATCAAACTCAATTGAATCAGCCTTTGCATTATACTTTCCAGCAAACCAAGGTGACTTTTCAATCTTTGTTTTAAAACCTTTAAAGAAAACGTTCTTAGCCTGCTGTGCGTTAACAGCAACGTTAATAATATCAATAGCATCTCCTGCAGGCTTGCCAAAATAAATTGCTGGGTCTTTTAGGCATAGTAGTTTATACACTACATATGCACAGGCTACTGTTGAAATAAAATCTTTGCCACTACCCTTGCCAAGTTGAAGAATTAGTTCATTCTTTGTATACTTATTAAAATGCTTGGTTCCTTCAACATCGCCCATAATCTCTATCAAATCTTCTTTACGATAGATTTGGCTCATTGCCTCAACAATTTCGTACTGGATATCAGATAAAAGTGGTTGACCAAGATAGTCAGGTGACTGGACAAATGTCTTTACATCAACTGGGGTTTCAACAAAATGATTCTCTTTTAATACCTCAAGAAAATCATTGAACATCGTGGACAACAGTAATCACTTCTCCTTCTTTTGCAATAGCAGAAAGCCTCTTCATGATAATGTCACGAACCTCTGGATGCTCTGAAGCAATGTCTCTTAATATTCCAACAAGAACTTCTTGTCGCCTTTCAATTTCAATCATCTCTTCAGCAAGTTCTTTATTTTCAAGAAGGCCAGCCTTTTGAAGCATGTCAATTCTTCTTGACTCAATATCTAAAACTAATTTAATTCCAGCAGTCTTTGCTGTAAGGTTTGTTGATAGAGTTGCTTCATCAATAACCTCGTATGCTTTAGTAATTAACTTTGTATAGTGTGTATCTGCTCCAACCAAAGCCTCTTTAGCACGAGCACGGATAGCATCATTGGCAGATGCCATAACTTTCCACTCATTAATTAAAGATACAACACGAGTTCTTGGAATATCTAACTCTTTAGATATAACTGTTGGATCGTTACCCTTAAGGTATTCAGTAACTACTTGATTAACTTCATCAAGATGCTGAATAAGTTCTGCCTCACTTGACATACTTTCCCTCTAATCTATTTATTTCATCCTTAATATAGAATATGGCTTTTTCTAAATCTTGAATAGTTTTTGCTTCATCTTTAAGTCCTGCTCTCCATAAATACTTGAATGCATTACCAATATTAAAGTTTCTATGTCTAGTAATTTGAATACATTCAACCCCAGAAGGATCTGATGTGTAATGGACAGGATGGTTTACTTGATCAACAGTAATATGAAGATTGTCGCTCACGGAGTTACCTCAACCTTTAATCTTTTAAAACACTTCAAACAGTTTGTATATGTTCTACCAGTAAATGGGCAAGATGATATTGAAGA